CATCACGCAGGCCCCGAGCCGAGTCTCTCATCCACAAGCATCATCATGACCACTATCTTACTTCCACCCGCCATGCCGCTGTTCGATGGTCTGGCCTACCTGGAGGCGGGCAACCCCCAGGTCAATCAATATCTTGCCAACCTCAGTCTCAACGATGTGCCCGATGCCGGGCTGGTCTACGAACTCGCCGTCGACTGGCTGCTGGAGCAGCGCAACAGCGAGAACAACTACAAAACCTATCGCAGCGAGCTGACCACGTTTTTGCACTGGTGCTTCGGCGAAATGCGCATCAGCCCCAAGGATCTGACCCGGCGCATCATGATGCGCTATCTCGATTACTGTCAGGCGCCGCCGGCGGCCCTGATTGCCTATCGCAACGTAGCCCAGTTCGTGCTCGACAAGGAGTGGGGAGAACGACTGCCCAATCCCCAATGGCGACCCTTCCTTGGCAAGCGGGAGCTGGGCCGCGAGCTGCCGTACCGCCTCAGCGAACAGGCCATGAAGACCAAGCTCGCCATTCTGTCTGCCTTCTTCCAGTTCTTGATCCAGGAAGAATACATGGACCGCAACCCCGCGCTGTTACTGCAACGGGTGAAGCGCTCAATGCAGCAGGAGCCGGACGACCATGGCCAGGCCTTTAGCGAATTGCAGTGGTCCTATGTGATGCAAGCAACCGACTTGCTGGCCGCCGAATCACCCGAGCAGCACGAGCGTAGCCGTTTCTTGATAAGCCTGATGTACGCCTGTTACCTGCGGATCTCGGAAGTCGCGGCAAGACCAGGGTTTACCCCCGTCATGGGGCAGTTTCGCCGCGATGGTAAAACCGGCGTCTGGGGCTATTTCATTCCCCGCAGCAAGGGTGGCAAGCGCCGCACCGTGGCGGTGTCCCATGCCTTGCTCGAGGCCCTCAAACGCTATCGGACGTTTCTCGGTCTCTCACCATTGCCGGCGCCCGATGAGCAGACTCCGCTGTTTGTGCGCCACAAGGCTGCAGCGCATGGCCGGGAACAAGGCGAGCTCAACGCCAACCTCGGGATCCGCCAACTGCGTGACCTGGTGATGAGCGTCATCCAGACCGCCGCCGAGTTGGCAGAAAAAGATGGGTTTGTGCAGGACGGTGCCGAGATGCGCAACCTGACACCACACTCCATTCGTCATACCGGCATCACCCACGACATCAATCTCAACGGGCGGCCGTTATCACATGTGCAAGCCGATGCCGGCCACGACAGCATCGATACCACCTCCAAATACCTGCACACCGGCAACAGCGAGCGCCACGAAAGTGCCAATCACAAACCGCTGGATCGGTTGCACGACTAGGCCTTTGAAGGTGAGAGATAACGAAGAGATCAGTTCAGGAGCATGACTGTGATGACCAGCGTTTTTTAACCGACATCACTCCGGATTCTTCCACAACCCAACACCGCGCATAATGCCGTGTTTAGTTAAATGCCCATCTGAAACCTGCCGATAAGCCAGCCCACGCAATTTTGCTGGTTTATCAGGTATTTACTTGGATGGAACGAGAGTTGACCAAAAACTTCATTTTTCGTTGGTTTGAATGCGGTTTATCGAAAGAGGAGACGGCAAATCTATGTTTCGTTTCTGTGAGACAGGTCACATATTGGGATAAGGGTACAGAGATCCCTCCTGTCTATAAACGGCTTATGCGGATGGCTTCGGGTAGGGAATTGCCCACTATCTGGAAGGAATGGGAAGGCTGGCGTATGAAGAATGATTGCCTTGTCTCACCGGCAGGAGTCACTTACGACAGGCGAAGGTTGGAGGCGGTGGCCATCATCCAGGCAGAGAGATCAGAGCGGCAGATGGCCGCTTTCTACTGGAGGAAGAAGCTAGGCACCATGTAATGACACAAGCCGGGTGAAAACCCGGCTTTTTCATATCTGCATCCCGTGATGGTCACGTTATGCTGCCAAAATTGAGGGACGATCAGCACATAACAAAGATGTCAGCGTCGGCATGAATAGGAATTTATGGCAGGATCCAGCCACCTACCCACCATTGCATGATGGAGAATAAATGGAGCCGAACAAGTGCCATGGCCAGCACACAGCTAGCGTGGCAGGGCAGGTGATCAGCAGTAAACTGATAGGCGCTTTCAACGCCGAGGGATGCAGCCTCTGGGTTAGCAGCATCAAGTCCCTCATTGAAGGCCTGGAAGGAAAAAGATTCTGTCTGCTAATTGACACCAGGGACTATAAGGGAGGGACTGACGAAGCCCTCAGCCTCGCCAACGAATTCAACGGCTGGATCAACGACCAGAACATGGTCGCCAAAGCCCATGTCATCAAATCCCAGGTCCTGCACGATATCGCCATAGAGCGGGTTCCCAAGATAAAGCCCCAGCGTGTGAAGACCTTCAAGAACACCGAGGATGCCTTGACCTGGCTAACTGAACAGTTAGAGCAGGCCGAGCAGTAGCAACGTGAATTCCCCCCGTATTACTATACGGGGGGGGCCACTACTTAGAAAGACAACCATGAACATACTATATAAATATTACCCATCAGGATTGAATATCATTGACTATTTAACCTGTCCGACAGTTAAACTTTCAAATGTAGCATTTTTTAATGATCCATTTGAGCTAAAAATGTCTAGAAAGCATGCTGAGCTCTTAGCTAATAGAGTTATAGTCGCGTCAAATATAACTGACCCTGAATTCAAAGAGCTATATGCGGCCAGCTACGAAATGTTAAATTCTTTTCATGGAATAGTCTCATTAACTGAAACACATAGGAACATGCTGATGTGGTCTCACTACGCAGACTCACATAAAGGATTTTGCCTTGGTTACAAAACAAACTTTCTGGAAATTATAAAAGACAAATCTCCACTCCCTAAAGATTTAAAAGTAAATTTCAACCCACAAAGAATGATCTATGATTCGAAACGTTTTGATGAAAGCGTTTTGAAAGATATAGAAGACCCATGGATAAGCATATGCCATGCACTAACAAAAAAAAAAGTGATGAATGGATTTATGAAAAAGAGCATCGCTGTATTTTACCTATAATTTGGGCAGATAAAATAAAAGTCGGAAAGATATTGTCAAAAAAAACACGTAATAGAATTGAAAGCCTAATCAAAAACAAAGAACTCAAAGAATCCAAAGAAAAAGATGTTTTTTATTTCAGTGATGTTAGTGCCGCATCAAAATATTCATATGAATTTTCTAGAGACAAGGATATATCTTTGCTGAAAGACATAAATATAGAATCAATAAAATCTATATATTTAGGGTGCAAATTTGATGCAACTCAAATAAATAAACTAAAAAACTTGGTCGCTTCAAACCCCAATAAATACGGACATATAAGCCTCTATAAATATGAGCCTAATCCTACTGAGTTTTCCTTGGATTTAAATCCATTATCCAATGATGAAAAAGATTCGTTAAAAACAAAGATGTGTTAGTGGGGAGCAAAAGCATTCTTTCATGTCAACTTATAAGGTGTCCATCCCCCCCCCCAGTACATGGACACCTTAAAAACGGTTTGGCAGGAAAGGGGGTGTTACCGTCTCACAGAAACACTCCAAACAAGTTTCGGCGAGCCTACCACCTTCCCGACAATAGGCCTCAGAGTGTCGCCTTATAGGGGCTCACGCCCCTGGGGTTCAGTGGTCGACCTGGAGAAAGGCGGACACCGGCAGGAGAGGGGAGTTATGACCGGTCATCAGAAGGGACTTGCTTGTTGCTGCCACCCGCAAAGAGGGTGGCATTGTATTTCCGGCGCAGGGCGTCCCCCTCAGGGTCACAGTACACGTCCACAGGCTGCCCCTGGTACTTTACTACCGCATGGCATGCACTCATGGGATCCACCCTGGCGAGTTCCTCCGGCCAATCGTCCCTGTCGAGCGGCTGCACGTCATCGCCCTTGCGCAGCGAGAAGCAATACTCGACCCGATACTCGCCCAGGTGATCCTTTATCAGGACGTGACAGCTGATAATGAGCTGATGGCCGGCAAACGGCCCTACAGCAAGGACGCCAGCAGCAGACGCAGCAGGAGCGCCACCAGGACGTACATCAGCAACGGGCGAAGCACCCACCGCCCCAGCAGCCGGAGCAGCGGCAGAAGCGGTTTCATCGGCCTTAGCAGGAGCATCAATATATTCAGGCTTGATGAAGCCAAAGAATACGCAGAGTCCCCAAATCGCCAGAATAAACAGAATTTTAGGGTCTCGAAATATCGAGCTGCCCGCGATTGTATCCGAGACCTTACCGGTTGTAGTCGAGTCATAAAGCTTGAAAACATACTTGGGCACCTTATTAAATGGCTTGGCTTGCAGTACGTCATTCATGGACGTACCGGAGTTATCAGAGAGGTGAAGCACCGTCTTATATCGACCACCAATCCCCAATATCGCCATATTGGTATGACGAATGGCCGTTTCGGCAGCTGCCCGGATTACCTGGTGCACCTTTTTGATGTTCGGGGTCGTAAATACAAAGTCCCAGTTATGATGACGGTGCATATCAAAGGCCACATCAATCGTCTCTGGCCGGCCATCGGCTTTGGCCACATCCGGCCCGCCAGGATAATCGAGCCGGTCTAAATCACTCTGTCGCCAGGAAGGCGGGAATATTCTTTGCACTTCATCGACCAGGAAGAACACCCCTTTGGGCGCCCAGTGATAAAAGCGGGCGAGGTGATCACGTCCTTCCTGGGATTCTGTCTCGATATAGGTGACCTGGAACTCGTCAGGCACTTCCTTGCCCAATACTTCTTTGCACCGTTCCGCGGTAAAGCCACGCACGTTGGTGACGATATGGCGACCCGCCTTGATGGCCGGTATCACATCGGTATGAATGGCCCCTGACGACTTATAGGAGCCTGGTGCGCCGTGGTGGATCTTGATAGACATGGCTTACCACCCCAACATGTTCAGTAAAAAGCGGGTCACAAAGGCTTGCGTCAATATCGACAGCCCTTTATCAACGTGCAAATAGAGCAAGATCCCCCTCATTTGAGAGGGCAGGTTATTAAAGGAGGCGGAGATCAGGTCGCTGAATTGCAGGTTAATCAGTATCTGCTTGGCAACGTCCCAGGAAAAAGTGAGCAGGAATATTTTGAACTCGACCCACTGAATAGCCAATTTAACTGTTATCCAGGCTGCAAACTGCACCGCCAGTTGATATATATCGTTGAAAAATCCGTTAAAGAAATCACTCATCCATTCCATATATCACCTCTTAGCCACAATCATCAGCGCCAGAAAATAGAAGATGAACATCATGATGGCCGCTATCATTTCCCAATATCCCTCGACCTCGGGGCAGACAGAATAAGAGCGACCAAACACCGAGAACATATCAAAACACTTGGGCACCGCCGCCGACCCGCTCAGGCTATATCGGAACATATCGACCATATCTTCTTTAATACCGTTATGGGTATTCTTGAATTGTTCCTTATGCTCCTGGAACTGCTTATTAATGGTTTCCAGGTCAAAGAAACAGTGCGCACCACCTTTACAGAGCTGGGATGTATATTCAGACCCTGTTACATGCAGCGGATTTTCTGCAGAGCCAGGCATTTGTGAGTAATCAATGCCTGGGCCATTATTGCCATTACCATTGCTGCCATTACCTGTGCCGCCGGTGCCATCACCACCATTTGTACCGCCATTTTGCAGGGCCTCAGCAATGGCCTTAATATTGCGGTTCATTTCAATGCTATTATTTCGCATATCTTGCATGGTGTAGGAATAAAGGTTGTGCATGTCGCTGGCGGATTCATGCACTCGGCCTTTCATCGACTCGATGTCATACTGCATTGTCCGCATAAGCCCATACATGGTGTTACCACCATAATTCTGAGCAAAATCAGGCCCAAAGAAATTATCCCGCAACTCTTTCAAAACACGATACTCACCCGTACTTTGACCAAAGCCGTCTTGCGGATTAATCATGGCATTCTTTAATCCAAGGAACTCGTCATAGAACTTATGACCTAACGCCGTTTGCTCCCGAATACTGTTCTCCATGCCAACCTGACCATTATTAGTGGCCTTCATATAACGAAGAACATCTACCATTTTGCCATCAATATTTTGAGCTGATCGACTCGCACCCGCTGAGCTCGACATCAAGCTAGTAAAACCCGTTATCAAGGTATTATTCACCTGACGCAAGGCGTCCGTGGTCATTTCCTGCTTATCACCACCGACACGAATCCCGTTGGGCGGCAGATTGGGAATTACATCGCCATTATTGCCGTTATTGCCATTGTTACCGTTACCATCGCCATCCGAGCCGCCATCCCCATCGGATCCACCGCCCACTGAGCACTCCTGGCCGGTGCTCTCAATCGGCCCCATGGTGCCGGCATCTGGGAACTGCAGGCAGATACCTGGACACCCGACAAAGCAGCCTCCCTGGGAGGAACTTTCCCATTTCACGCAGAACGGCAGCGCAGTAGAAATCGGCACGTTAGACAGGCGGAGCCCGACAGGACAACCCGCCGAAGCCCCCAGCGGAAACAGCAATAAAAGCCAAGCGATGCGCACAGTACCCCCAATAAAAAAGGCGACCGGAGCCGCCTTTGTGTCATATCGAAAACGATGACCTGTAGCCTTCAACAAAGAACAGGAACCACAGCGTTCCGATGAGCAAAGACATGCTTAGGCTTTGCGCATCAGGCTGATCAGGATGCCTACGCCCACACAGGTGGCTACAACCAGCATGACCTTGGGAGAGGTTGCGGTCACGTCCGACTGGGTGGCGTCCAGGGCCTTGGCAGCGGCATCAGCAGCGGCTGTACCTTCGGCAAAGGCCGCACCGGTAGACAGGGAGCACACAGCAGCGATACAGCCATTACGGAAATAGTTTTTCATACTCGTTTATCCTCTTTTTGCACTTACGATGACACGGGCAATTGCGCCCAGTTTGAGGCCAGTGATCCAGATTAATAATCCGAAGCCAAAGGCCATCGACACAGTGGATACATCAAATTCAAACCAGCTCGATATATCCGTTAATTTGGCGTGCTCCTGGACAGTCAAGAGCACGTAATTACACGAATCCCCCTCAGCTAAGCGGGCATATCCTTCAGAGGTAATATCTAGACAAAGCATTATCGCGCCCTCGTCGTCGCTCGCTGCGCGCTCTCGCTCCTCCTCCTCGCGGCGCGGTGGTTATACCGGCTGCTTTTTGGTGGGTTGGAAGCCAACAACCACGTTGCGGGTTGGATTCTGGGGATCCGCTTCCAGGACAAGATCCACTGCCACCAATTTCGGGCAGTCGGCCAGCTCTTTAATAGTGGCCGCATCGTTACGCAGGGCTAATTGGCGCACTTCATAGCCCCAGGAGGTGATATTGCACTCGGGCTTGTTCACGTTATTAGCCACTGCCAGGTATTCCACCTGGGCAAAGTCATAGGGAACCGGCGAGCCAGATTTACGGGAGACGCCATAGCCGTGAGTAACGCGGGTAACCAAAATACCAGTCAGCAGAGACATATTATTTATCCTTTGAAGAACCATTGTTAGGTCGAAAATAATGGCAGTTCATCCAGGTCAGGAGGAACTGGCATTCTTAACCGCGCTGGAATATCAGTTTCTTCCAGGTGCGCTGTTAATTGGTTAACAATCTTCTCAGGGGATAGCCCCTCGATGTTTGCTAACCAATTGACAAGGCGACCGGCCATTCTGGACATATTAAATACGGCGTTGTCCCTGGACGTTTTGAATTTATTCTTAAAGGTGGTCACACGTACCGGTGTTATTTCTTCCTGGCAAACCGCATCCAGCCATTTGGCAAATTGCGGATACATCCCCGCAAAATAAGGGTCAGGGTTTACCAGGACATCCAGCGGGATGACTCTATCCTTATTGTGTAATTCGCCTTCGGCGCGTACCCAGTTTGGGAACTCGGCCGATTGCATCTGTTTGCCTTTCTCATATATCCGCGCACACTTGCCGTTGATACGGCTGCCCACGTAGAAAGAGCAACCCTTGCTCGGCACCATGCCGAAACGCTTGGCGATGCCCTTGGCCACCTCGGTGATCACGAACTCGCCCGACTCAATCTTCATCCAGGAAGGCGCACGGCCACGCTGTGGGTGAAACTCGCCGGCTTCGGCGCCGGCTATCGCGCCCTGGTAAGTGATGTGTTTGCCGCTGTAGTCATCCAGGGCAAGGTCGACCCGAGTGATGCGCAGACCTGGCACGTGAGAGATAACAGAGTGCAAAGCCTGGAAATCGAGGGCCGCACAACCCACACCGGAAAAACTCACCATGCAGCCATGGTTAGCCGCACCCCAACCAATCAGCCCGCAGGGCATCCCGTCACACAGCAGGTCAGCCGAGTTGGCGTAACCGTGCAGACCGGAGCGGCGAGGGCGCATGGTAAAGCGCGGCTCGGGGATAGGGACACCGATGCGGGTATTGAGTTCTTCCAGCCACAGCTCGATCTCGTTGCAGCAGAGGGCATCCAGGAACTGGACGCCATAGCAGTCGATAAGGTCGTTATAGGCTTCCCAATACTTGGCACCCTCGACCACCTCGAACTGGGAGAACTTGAGCAGGTCAGCGCAGACGGCTTTGAGCTCCTGGCGCATGTCGGCGCGGGACTGGTAGCCGGAGTGCAGGGCACGTTCCATCATGTCGGTCATGGAAGGCGTCAGCACCGGGGCAGGGGCCTTGGCTACCCCCTTGAGACTCAACCGCTCAGTGGCCTTGTCAAAGACCCGTGCAGGGGCAGGGGAGGCGGCAGGCTGCTGGCGCTCGGCTTTGTCATAGAGGCGCTCAGTCACCTTGTCGAAGCGGGTGAGGGGAGCGAACCCGACAGGGCGTTTCCACAGATAGCGCAGGCCCTCGACCGGCTGGGCGGCAAAGGCGGCCTGAATGGCCTTGCTCTGGGTCTCGAAGCGCGGGATGGCCTTGAGCAAAGCGCCTTGCTTGGCCAGCTCGGTCATCTGGCGCAGTTCGGTCGGCGCCCAGGTAAATGACAGATAGTCGATCAGGGTTTTGTTGCCGATAACGCTATTTATCGGCATCAC